GTATAGGTAATTAGCTGATGTGCTTTATAGATTCGGTGATCTACCTATACTGGTTTTACTTCTGTCGAAGTCCCGGCTATGCCGAGGTTCCATACCGTCAATGCAGTGGGGTCTGTTTCTCCCTAACCCGAGCTCAGGTCGAGCAGCGAGAGTCCACAGATACCTCGGCTTAAGACAAAGTTATGGACTTGGGAGTAGTTCCCATTCACAGAATGCAGACAACATGAACGAACAATCGATGTTAGATATTGGGTTGGAAAACGGAGGGGACTCGTCCCGTGACGTCCAACAACACCCAGAACAGACATTAGAAGAACTAGGGCGGAGAGCTTCACAGGAACTGGAAGAGGCTGCCAGGCACGCCGGCCTGTTGAAATCGGGCACCTGCTACCTGCTATTCCTTAGGCCTACACGTTGGGATGTTGCCTATGCTATGCTGGGTGACTGGCCCAACCTTGTTGATGTGCAAGCATATCTCAAGACAGTGGGCCCCGACAGGTTAGAACGACATGTCGAGAAAATTTATGATGAAAGTGGACAGGTTGATCCCTTCAGGGTGCACGTCTCAGAGAATGGCCCAGGCATGTTTGTGTCATCTGGAGTCGACTTGCTGGACCATTGTGGGTGCGCCATGATGCACGGCGTCAATCTGAAATATGCACGTATCGGCGGCACTGAGGAGATGATCGTCGGTGGGGCCAGTGACTGTTGGAAAACGGTTTTCAACCTGGAGCGCAACGATGCCGCACCATTGACGCTTTCACAATTTACCCAAGCGTTGTGCCAATCCATTTTGGCAACACTGGGGCCTGGGGCTTTGGAGTTGCCACAATTCGACGCTGGTGAGTACTGCTGGATATGCATGGATGACGTGTGTGACTGTACATCGACAACACAACCTACCACGACTCCCTTTGAGGACGCACTGGTCGACTTCAAATTGTGTTTTGACCTTGTCCCAGGCGGGCTGCATTTGACAGCTTACAGATGGAAGTCCAGCGGGTGCTGTGATTGGACATGGTGGACTGTAATGGACCTGATTGAGATGGTTGGTGGTTACAACACTGGTGTACTGTCAATCTTGGAGGAACGCAACTGCGACGGCTGGTGGGCCGACAAACAAGTTCTGGTGGGGTTGACGACATGTCTGGTAATGGGAACCATTGGTGATGTCCAGCCAACGGTCGAGGCGGCGCTCTTTGCCAATGTTGAGGCTCTTGTGAGCAACGTGCCCCCACCAAAGTCACGTGTGTTGGAGTTGCTTACACCAGTTGAGGGTCCACATTTGCAATGGCACCATCTGGTTGCATGGGACCCCACCGCGGCGGTTGCTCTGCGAGTCAGGAGTGGCGCCCACACAGGTTCATGGCGGGTGCCGGGGAAATTTATCCTCGCCCACAAACCTCTTTGTTACAAGGTTTCAAATGGCGTCGTGGATTTCACTGCGAAAACGCTTGCACCCGCTTACATTGTGAGCGACGCCGAGTACACGCTCACTCTGGGCCCTGGTGACATAGAACCACCTGCACCGAACGACGTGGTGGTGGTCACCCATCCCGAGCATAAAGATTTCGTGAAGCGAAAGTACCCATGGGCGGAATTCCGGCCAATACCTGTGCCCTTACATGAATTTATCGCGTTGGGACAGGAACTGGTTAGAATCGCGAACTTGGGCTCGCTGGGACCTGGGCTGCGGCGAATGAACAAATGGATACTTGATGCGTTCAGAGTGTTCCTTTCCTACACTGAGCAGTCAGACCTAGTGTACGTAGTGTCCGGCGCTGTCGTGGCACCGTATCTCAACTCCGTCTATAAGGGGAGCAAGAAAATCTTTGAGGTGTGCCCTGTACCTCGAGCGGAGGCCTCCCAGGCGCCAGAGTTTTATTTATCCTGCCTGTTTGGTGAGCTCTCATTGCCACCCGAGGTGACCCGCGGAATAGCCAAGATGCTGGAGATCACCCTTGCAAAGGGACTCACAAAACGCAGTGGCCTCAACCTCACAAGAGACCCACCCCCTAGGATACAAGCTGCTCCCAGG